CGTGCTGGTACAAATTTAAAGAGGGTAATGTTTAAGAGGATATTTGGTAAGGGTAATAGCGGTGGTTATAATACTGCAATGCAAGAACTACCAACTAAAGATTATTCAACTGAGCCTATCTATGTTGACCCTAAGTCATTAAGAAATGCACCAGCATCATTCAAGTTTGGTAAACCTACAACTGATTCAAAGGGTAAAACTAAGAAAGGTAAACCAATTAAATCATTATACTTTGCTGGTGGTTATGCTGAATTAAAGACTAAGACATCTGCCACATTACCACTTCAATTAACTGGTAAGTTAGCTGGTGGTTTCTTGCAGTCAGAGGTAATTAAAGATGGTCTATCAGTTAGTGTAACATTACCTGAATCAGAGTTAGGCAAATCACAAGGACTTGAAAAAAAGTATGGTGTTATCTTTCAACCTACTGACATGGAAGAAGAAGAGTTCTTATTGCTACATGGTCAATATGTTGTTGATGTTATAAATGAATTATTGAAATGAACCTACTAAAAACGATAATAGAGAGACTTAATCAAAGGGTAGAGGTAGCTAATATATTTGACCAAATCTACCCACTATGTGAACTCAATGCTAATGGTAATGATAAAGCATGGGTACATTATATTGGTAATGGTCAAGCTGAAGTAGTAACTAACTTTGATGCTAAACAAGGAACTCTATTTTGGGCAAAACGTGGTAAGGTATCAGTCACTAAAACTGAATCCTTGAAGGTAAGTGGATGTAAGACATTATACTTAACTACTTTTCCATTGACTGCTTATGCAGTTGTAAGAAAGTCACATCTACCTTGTGATAGTGAAGATTCTCAAGATTGGATTGCATCACGTATCTACAGATTGATTAGTGGTACTGACCCTGACTTTAAAGTATCTATAGGTGTCATTCAATATGAGGTAATACCTAATGGTTATGTTAATGAGATTAAGTCATTAACTGCTAACTATGAGTGGGCGTGTGTTGCAGTAGATGTAGATGTATCTGTAGTAAGTTCATCTGAAGATGGATGTTATGATGTATGCGCTACTGGTGACATTCCACTACCCGACTTTCAACCTTGCACACCTTGTCTTACTGAAGTAGCAGTTGATGGTGTAACAATAACTGGTAATGGTACTATTGGTGACCCATTAATAGCAATTGGTGGCGGTGGCGGTGGTGGTGTAATGACTGCCATTGCATTCTCAATTGACCATCTTGCATCAACTGGTAATCAGTATGTGATAGGTAATGTGGTTTGGTATCTTGGTAACATTTATAGGTGCATTGCTAACAATGATTCACTACTACCTACTAATACTACATATTGGACTAATCTCGGTGCTGGTTTTCAAACCATTGAAAGACCTATAGATTGGAATGCATCAAGTGGTAACAATCAGGTATTAAACAAACCTACCATTCCAATTCTACCAGCAACCATTGTAGAAGATGTTACTGCTACTGCACCATTGTCTTCAAGTGGTGGTACTAACCCTGATATATCAATTACTCAAGCAGATGGTACTACAGATGGCTACTTGAGTCAAACAGATTGGAATACATTTGATGGTAAGTTCAATGTGCCTACTGGACTAAGTACTGACTATTTAGATGGGTTAGGAACTCCTACACCATTCCCAACCATACCAGCAGCACAAGTTAATAGTGATTGGAATGCAACAAGTGGAGTAGCTGAGATACTTAATAAACCAACTATACCAACGGGCACTGTCACATCAGTCGACCTATCAATGCCTGCCGCGTTCTCTGTTAGTGGCAACCCAGTGACAACGAGCGGAACATTGGCAGTTACAGCAGCAGGAGTGGCAACGCAATACATCAGAGGCGATGGGCAGCTTGCTAACTTCCCGACATCTGGAGGCGGCGGCGCATCTGTAAGCTACTATCTTAATGGCTCGGTGAGTCAAGGTACTTTCGGAGGTGTGGCCATGCGCGAGATTAACAAAGTGCCAATCATTGGAGCAGGAACAGATTTCACCATCAATGCAGATGGCTACATTCAGTCATTCATAACCGATGCAAATGACCCAAATCAATTGGAGATTCCTGCTGGCAATTGGACATTTGAAACTTACTTTAGCGCATCAAGTGGAGGAGGTTCTCCACGATTCTACATTGAGCTTTACAAGTGGAATGGCGCAACATTAACATTGATTGCATCCAACTCCACTAATCCAGAAAACATTACAGGAGGCACTGCAATTGATTTGTACCTGACTGCATTAGCAGTACCACAAACTGCACTACTCGCAACAGATAGACTTGCAGTGCGATTTTATGTGATACATAGTGGGCGCACAATTACGATGCACACAGAGGATAATCACTTGAGTCAGATTATCACAACATTCTCAACTGGATTAACCTCGCTTAATGGACTGACTGCCCAGACTCAACTACTTGCAGTTGGAACGTCAGGCACTGACTTTGCTATATCATCCACAACTGCCACTCATACATTCAACCTACCAACGGCAAGTGCTGCCAACAGAGGTGCATTAAGCACAGCTGATTGGACGGCATTCGATGCTAAGCAAGATGCAATCACACTAACAACAACGGGCTCAAGTGGAGCAGCAACATTAGTCGGTGCGACATTGAACATTCCTCAGTATAGTGGAGGGGCGGCTGCTTACAAAAACACAACCGATGGAGCTGCTTCAAGTGGAACGGCTAACACATTTAGTCAGTCAGTCCTTGTACCAGGTAACTCGGTGGCACTTGGCAATGTGCTTGAGTTTAAGTTAAGAGGTCGCAAGACAGGAGCGAATGCAGTCTACACAATTCGACTTTATGCCAACACAACAAACAACCTAAGCGGCTCTCCAGTGCTCCTTGCTACTTATACTGGTACATTAACACAAGCATTGTCAATGCAAATGACAAGAACGGCAGCAGTAAAAAATGCCACCACTAATACTGAGATGTTACTTGCAACAACTACCAATCTTCCAAATGATAATACCAACACCACATTCTCTGCAATAGCAGTTGATTGGACTACAGATAAATATATCATCGGTGCAGTTCAGAATAGCAATGCAACAGACTCCTCTTTAATTTCACTAATCTCATTGACAATTATATGATAGACATAACTCTTGAAGGTGGCTTTGTAACCTTCTATACATCGGTGATTGGTGCAGTTGCATCCAATGTGGAACTATGTGAGGTGGTTGATGATAATTGTATTCATCTTGGTACTAATGTGGGTGTATTCTTAATCAACATTGAGCAGTTCACCATCAACAATATTAAATTCTCTACCTCAACTGAGGCATACAATTACATAACTAATAACTAAAAAAATGGCTGGAGTAAAAATTACCGACTTAACAACACTTGGTACGGCAGCAAGTGATGACTTATTATACATTGTAGATGTATCTGACAATACTGAATCTGCTGAAGGTACATCTAAGCAGATTGAGGTTGTAAATATTTTTGAAGCACTTGGATTAGAAAGTGGTACTTACATACCGACAATTAGTGGAGAAGCTAATGGTATTGTAATATCTCAACAACAAGGTACATATATTAAAGTTGGTAATATTGTTAATTGCTCTATTCTTTTAGAAATACAATTAGCACCATTACAAGATACTGGTTCATTTGAAGTTGAACTACCTATTGCATCTGACCTAACATCTCAGAAACAATGTATAGGTGTTTTACAATGGTCTTATAATGGATACTATGACCAAATTCAAGGATTGACAATCGGAGGAAATGTAGGTAACAATACTTGTGAAGTTGCTCTATTAACTAAAGACCAAGAGGCAAATCTTCAATATTGTGTTTTACAATTCCAATATGAAGTAATATAATGAACATATCTAAGACTGGTATTCAGTTGGTAAAAGACTTTGAAGGTCTTAGATTGAATGCATATAAATGTAGTGCTGGTGTACCTACAATTGGTTATGGTTCTACCTTCTACCCTGATAAATCTAATGTCAAGATGGGTGATGTGCTACGTGATAAGAATGAAGCAGAGATATTGTTAATCAATACCCTTGAAGACTACGATATTTACGTATCTAAGTACACCAAATCTGTTAAGTTGACTCAACATCAGTTTGATGCATTGGTTTGTTTTGCATACAATGTTGGATTAGGTAACTTATCAAAGTCTACACTACTCAAAAAGGTACTTAGTAACCCTAATGACCCAACTATACCTTCAGAGTTTGCTAAATGGAATAGAGGCGGTGGTGTTGTGTTGCAAGGTCTTGTTAAAAGAAGAAAGAAAGAAGGGGAACTTTACTTTAAGAAGGTCGTATAGTATGTATGGCTATAGACCCCAAGAAATTTAAGCAAATAGCCGATTTACTTATGGTTTATTGGCACTTGACAATTGGCTCACTTATATCTGTAGTAGGATTTTGGCTATTCTTTAGTAAGAAGATAGATAAAGAGTCATTTGCCTATATCATTGGTGCGGTAGTGACCTTGAAATGGGTGTGGAAGCCATCTGAGAAAGGAGGTAATGATGTTTGATGTAGTAAAAGACACCATACAATCACAATATAAGGTGACTTATGATACAAGTTATGTAGTAATACATAAGGAGGTCAAGCAACCTGAACCATTCTTGTATGTAAATCACTTATTAGAAGATAGTTCAATGTTCATCTATCAAAATCAATGGGGTGAACTACTTTATATTGACCAAAAATTAACTAAATTTGAGCCGAAAGCAGAGGTAGAAGTAGAACCAATACCAGTAATACCATTCAGAGCATCGGATACTATCCAACCTTGTGATGCAAAGTGGTTAATTAAGGGTAAAAAGTTAGAACTTACACCTTATTCGATACAAAAATGTAATAATAAGATGGTTCAAAACTACTTATATAGTGATTTGTCTAACTCAATTGTAATGATGTTGATGTTGTTAGCTACTTCTATTTGGCTATATCGTTCTACATTTTACTGGTTAGATATGATACGTAAGATTAACAAGATAGTTAAGAGTTAGATATGTCTACTCAATATATATTAGCGAATTCAATTGACTTATTGTATGTAGTATCGGACTATGAAGGAAATATTGTAAGGTATAATGATTTATTTAGAGAATATAGCAGCCATATAAAACCAAAGAAAGTTAGTGACATTATAACAGATGATACTGAGTTAGATGATTATGTACAATCTGTTAAGAGAGCCATTGAAATTACACCTAACCCAGTTAGAATCTACGCACGAACTAAGCAGAAAAATAGTGGGTTAAGGTGGGTGTTGTGGAACTGCTACGCTATACTTGGGTCTCTTCATTTTATTGGTTTTCAAATAACAGATGTGACCAGCATAACATCTCACGAACATGAGAAACAAAAGCAGTTACTTGAAGAGTTCAGGTTTATGCTCTCTCACGAACTTAGACAACCATTGACATCAGTTGCTGGTGTGGTTAAGTTGTTACTTGATAAGGGTAATAATGTAGGTGAGGTTGAACAGATTGAACTGCTAAAGATGGTTGACGATTCAATGAAGAGGTTAGATGAATCAATACATTTGTTAGTCAAGAAAGCAACAAGGCAATTATGAGAGATTGCACCCTACCAATGGATGAAGAGGAAGCAGATGAAAGACTGCTAATAGTGGTCAAGCACTATGTAACTGAGAGAGAGATGCCTATCTATGTAGCAAAAAATGTACTTAGAAGTAACCTAAGAGATAAGTCGTGCTTTGAATTAAAGTGGGAAAAGTTCATTAAGTTAATTGGTGGTTATGCGACAAGATAAATTTGACTCTATTGATAAGGTGTTAATGATTGTTGGTGGTATGGTCATGATGCTAATCTTTATTCATACTTGTGGAATGAATGGTCAACTTACTATTGACTATCGTAAGATGAAAGAAGAGGTACAGAATTATAAGGTGCAGCACATGGCAGATTCAAGTAAGCTAATCAGTCAAGCGGTGAACTATCAAAGTGAGATTGATTCAAGGGATATGGCTATTAAGTTACTTGCTATTCGCAATCCCAAAGAGATTGTTAAGATTCAATACAAGACGAAAATAGAAACCAAGATTCAACTTACTGAACCTATCATATTTGATTCAACCAGTTACATTAAGTTACCAGTTGAATTCTCAGATTATAATGAGTGGTATTCTATTGATGGTAAAATTGACTCATTAGGAACGCTTGTAATAGACTCAATTGTATCAAGTGGTACTTTGACCTATTCTGTGGGTGATACTCTCAGAGATGGTCTTATTAATCGTTTAATGAGAAAGACAGATAGTGTAGTTAGATTGCACATTGATAATCCTACTATGTCAATTAGCAATCTATCAAACATTTACGTTAAGAGAGAGCCTAAGTGGTATCAATCAACTGCATTTAAAGTTGGTGTAGGTGTATTGTTAGGTATTGGATTGAGCAGTCAAATAAAATAATATAAATTAGGCAATCACAAAATCAATCAGTTACGTAATGTGACTAAAAATAAATGCAATTATTTTGATAGAGGTATTGCAGATTCAAAATAAAGATTTACATTTGTCAAACAATCAATCACTAATTAATTAATCAAACGCTATGAACACAGAAACAACATTCGGTCAATTAACACAAGGAACGGTTATCAATTTTTATCGTTCAGTAACAGCAGAAGATGTTAACTATGTAGTATTAAGACAATACGAAAGTAAATGGGGTCACTTTACAGAAGTTTTAAACCTTGAAACATTTGAGAAAGATGAATTTACTTCACATTCAATAGTTCAAAACTTTTGGTCAATTGTAAAAGCAAACTAATCAACTAAGGGAGGCTCAGACCTCCCTATATTTTCATTTAATCAATCTCTAAATTTAATCACAATGAACAAGCAATTTCAAATCTCAATTGAGACCAACACAACATCTGAAGGTATCTCTTCACATCAACTATTAAGAGATGCCAAAATGTGGGCTGACACCTACCTTACCACCAAGAAATCTGAATACATAGAGTCTGAGAATCCATCCATCGTAATTTGGGAAGGTGACTATATGGTTCAGTATATCCCATTTTTTTAATCCACTAAATTTATAATCAATCAATCTAAATTCGTGTACTATGAACACATCAACTATTTTCAAACTTGTAGAGGGTAACACCTATTTTCACTATGACCATCTGAACGGCTCAATGGTTTCAATCGTAACTGATGGATGCTATAGCGGTATCTTTACCCGATGCGATTCTAATTGTGCGGTAATGGCTCGTCAGTTTCACAAAGAAGA